AGGATTTGAAATTCAAATTCGACCGCGTAGTGGTTTAGCATTAAAACATGGTGTAACCGTATTAAATACGCCTGGAACTATTGATTCTGATTATCGAGGTGAAATTGGTGTTATTTTAATCAATCATAGCAATATGGTTGTAGAATTTGCACAAGGAGAACGAATAGCACAAATCGTATTGGCTCGAGTAGAACAAATTCAATGGCAATTAACTGATTCATTATCAACAACAAAACGAGGACAACAAGGCTTTGGTTCAACAGGTAAATAACATGATAACAAAACAAGAAAATACACTTTGGGTAGAATCATTTCGACCAGACACATTAGAAGGATACATAGGAAATGAACACATTATTGAAAAAGTTAAAATATTTATTGCAAATGGCGACGTTCCGCATCTATTATTTTATGGATCAGCTGGAACAGGCAAAACAACGTTGGCGAAAATAATTGCAAACAGCGTAGATGCAGATTTAATGTATATCAATGCATCTGATGAAAATTCGGTGGATGCCGTACGAGATAAAATTAAGCGTTATGCATCTACGGTTGGATTTCGTCGTTGGAAAATCATTATTTTAGATGAGGCGGATTATTTGACGCCAAATGCCCAAGCTGCTCTTCGTAACCTAATGGAGACATACAGCAAAACAACACGTTTTATTTTAACATGTAATTATGTTGAAAAAATTATTGATCCAATTCAATCTCGTTGTCAAACATTTGCTATTACGCCACCAAATAAATCAGATGTTGCAAAACGATTGGTTGCAGTATTAAATGAAAAGGGTGTTACGTATGACATCAAAGATATTGCTGCAATTATTAATGCATCATATCCAGATATTCGTCGTGCAATTAATGCAGCACAGGCATCAGTTGTTAATAACACGTTGCAATTAGATAAAGCAAGTGCAATACAAGCAAATTACATGACCGAAATATTGGAGATTCTTAAAATGTCAAAAGATAAAAAAGCATCGTTCACAAAAATTCGGCAAGTAATTGCTGACAGCAAAGTACGAGACTTTACTGGATTGTATACATTTTTATATGATAATTTAGATGATTTTGCACATGGTCATGTTGCCCCATGCATTTTAATCATAGCAGAAGCACAATTCAAAGATGCAAATGTAGTAGACAAAGAAATCAACATTATGGCAATGTTTGTAAATTTATTAGGAGAATTATGAGTAGTTTAAATGTTAATATTGGTCCGCAAGATATGCAACCAATTTCATGCAAAGAATGCAACGGATTGTATTTTCGTCAAGTAATGGCAATCAACAAAGTAAGCAAATTTTTAACTGGTGCAGATAAAGACACAATGGTACCTATTCCCGTATTCAGATGCGATGATTGCGGATACGTTCCAGAAGAATTTCAACCCGTTAAAGTTAAAAAGTAATGTCTGCACCATACCATAAAGATTTAGTTACGATTGTATTTAAAACATCGGACCGAAGCAATGCACGAACAAAAATTAAAACGTTTCGCAACAAATCAATTGATGATATTTTAAGTGCAAAACATGTAACGGGAATACCAGATACGGCTGTTATTTTAGAAGCAGGAATGGGTGAATATTTAGAACAACAATATCGTAAAAAATATAATTTATAATAAATGGCAGAAGAAAAAAAAGCAGCAACAATTTTTGATTTAATCGGTGGGGTAACTGATAAAAAACGAGAATGGAAAAAATGGTCAGAAACTGATCAAAAGAAATTTTCTACATTCATCGTTAACCGTTGGTTGTCAATGCGCATGGAGTTAACGGAATTGATCAATGAATTACAAATGTATACTATTGGACAATTACGTCCACAAGAAACTTATAAATTGTATCATGATCTTTTGCCTACCAATAAAAGTTTTGCAAAATACATCAAAGGCAAATCGGAAGATACGTATGATAAAGAATTGATTGCACAATTTGCAGAACATTATCAAACAAGTTGTTCGGAAGCTGCGGATTATTTAGATTTAATGGATAGAATACAATGTGAAAGAATATTAACCATGTATGGATATAGTGAATCAGACAAAAAACGTATGTTAAAAGGTATCAAATGAGTGTAATAAATACGCAATCACATTAAAACTAAAGATTTAATTGATATTTCTCTTTGAGAACAAGAACATCGATATTTAATATCATATGATTTTATAGATTAATTAATTTTATTAGATCAATGTGGTTTTTTAGAAGATTTCCAATATTTATAAAAATATTGTTTCAATCTATAACTACCACCTTCAATTGTAATATTTCCAGCTGATTTTCCATCATCGGTTGTTTTGAGTATTGTTACGAGCTTGTGATTTTCAGCCGGCGCATTCCATGTTTTCATTGCAGCAACTTGTCCATCAGCCCGAGTTTCAAAATTTTTTGAACAACATGAACCGGCAGTAACTAATCCTATCCAAGCTTTTCCATCTGTACTCTTATTAATTGTTACCTCCCAACTAGTTGTTTTCGTTGTTTTATTAATAGTAGCTGTAACGTTTGTTACATCTGGATTATAACCTGCATCATATACTTTTTTAAGTTCGGCATTAACTTTTGTTAACATTCCGCCAACAACTACTCCGCCTGTAGATTGAAATGCATGACTTTTATCACCATTATCACCTCTAAAACTGCCGTTTACTACAATTGGAAATATCATAGGTTGTATTGATACTACAGATTGAAACCCTTTTCTTTTATCGGGCGTTGTTATTTGTTCAATTAGTTGTTTTAATCGTATCATATTAATAAATATTTAATCAATTGGAGTTTATCAAATAATTTATATAATATTTAAGTCAAACTATTTAGCGTTTTGGTTTTTCGTTTAATGTATATTTATAAAACAATTGATTGACTTGGCAACCTGAAATTTTTCCGTCTTTGTTATATTCATAATCGTGCACAAGCACCATTTTATCAACAGTACCGCGGTTTGCAATTGCTTTTGATTTTTTACATTCACCTATACTTGCATGCCCATGTTGTGTACTAACATTGTTAAAAACCCAAACTCCGCGTCCACCATGTCCTCTACTATATAATCCAACCCATGCATTGCCATCCGTACTTTTATTTATCGTAACAGACCAGTTAACGGTATAATCTGTTCCATTTTTTGTAATCTTTACGTTTATATTAGCAATATCCGGATTATAACCCGCATTATATACTTCAATAAGTTTTGCATTTACTTTATTATTCATCCCACCGACGGGTATACCATGAGTATCATTAAATGCATGCAATCTATCACAATTTCCAGTTGTTGACTGATATGTCCCAGATACTACAATTGGAAATGATAATGTATCTTCGATTATTAGTTGTTTTAATCGTATCATATTAATAAATATTTAATCAATTGGATTTTAACAAATGATTTCATATATTATGATATGAAAGATAGTTACATCAATCCCGTATATAAACTAGCAATACGAGATGCAGAATCTGTTCCTAGAAAAATATCTTATTCACAATGGTCAATGTATGAACGTTGTCCCCTTTCTTGGAAACTTGCATACATTGATGGTTTAGCTCCATTCCAAGCATCAATCGAAACCGTATTTGGTACAGCATTTCATGAAACATTTCAACATTTCTTAACCGTAATGTATACGGAATCTGTTAAAAAAGCAGAATCGTTAAACCTTCGTTCCATATTGCAAAGCAAACTTCGCGATGAATATACTCGATGTGTGCAAGAAATGGGAGGTCAACATTTTTCTAATCCATTGCAATTAGCAGAATATTTAGAAGATGGTGCTGCTATTTTGCAATGGTTTTTGAAACGACGCGCACAATACTTTTCAAGCAAAGATTGGGAATTGGTTGGCATTGAAATTGAATTATGTCACCCTGCGTCAAACAAGAATCCTTCAGTATATTGGTATGGGTTTATTGATGTTGTTATGCTGCATGTTCCTACCAATACGTTTAAATTGTTTGACATTAAAACATCTCGTAATGGATGGAATAAATCAGCCAAATCGGATGCAATGAAAGCTGCACAATTAGTGGCATATAAAAATTATTTTTCAGAACAATTTGGTGTTCCACGAGAAAACATTGATATTGAATTTTTCATTGTTAAACGCAAGATTGTTGAAGAATCAATGTTTCCGCAAAAACGCATTCAAAATCACAAACCGTCTGCAGGTTCAGTAACACAAAAGAAAATACAACGTCAAATTGATGCATTTGTTGATGCATGTTTTGATCAAGCAGGAAATAAAAATGCAAACAGAAACTATGTAGCCGTTGCTGGTAAAGGTGCTACAAATTGCAAATATTGTCCATTCAAAACTGATTATGAACGATGTCCAAAAGATGCTAGGATTCGTGAATAAAATTTATTATAATAAGTTATGATTAAATGGACACATAAACATGTATATGTATATGAATTTACATTAAATAATCATGAATCGTGGCCTGGTACAAAAACATGCACAATGCAATACAGTTTGTGCACAAATATCGATGGTCCTGAACACAAAGAAAATCGAAAATTATTAGAACAAATGCTTCGTTTAGTTTACAAGCATTATCCAAAAGGTGTTAAATTTGTACGAGAAAAAACATGAAACGAATTGCAATTATTGGAAACACAGATTGGCAAAACAAAAGAAAAATACAAGAAACATTGCAATTGGCAAAAAAGAAATTTGGAGATGATGTAGTTGTAGTTGGAGCCGGCGGCAATGAAGGAGCAAATAGTATGGTTAGGAAATATGCATTAGAATTTGGATTGCATTATGAAGAATATAATCCTTCATTTTCAGGACATAACATGTATTCGGCAATGCCCGAATCATATTACGGAAAACCATATCATTTTTCACAACTTCATCATCGCATGAAACTTATTGCAGAACGATGTGATTACATGATGATTTTAAACAATCACACACAATTGGATCCGGTGCTACAAACTGCATGGACTCGCACTAAAAAATTAAATAAACCGGTGGTTATATTAGGCTGAAACATATTTATATAAAAGTTATAAAGGAGTAAATGGAGTTACCAAAGTTAAGAAAAATCGACCCAAACAAACCCAAAAAAAAGAAAATTTTATTGTTAGCAGACGATTTTCGATTGCCATCGGGTATCGGAACAATCAGTCGAGAAATTATTTTTAACACTGTGCATCATTATGATTGGGTGCAATTGGGCGGAGCATTAAAACATCCAGAAGCTGGTCAAGCATTTGATTTGTCTGCACAAGTTGCACAAGAAACAGGCATACCGGATGCTTCAGTTAAAATAATTCCATGGAACGGATATGGTGATCGAAACATCGTCATGGCCATCATAAACAATGAACGCCCCGATGCAATATTTCATTTTACTGATCCTAGATATTGGACATGGTTGTATGCTATTGAACATGAAATTAAAACAACGTATAATATTCCTATTGTATACTATTCAATTTGGGATGATTTGCCGTATCCAATGTGGAATGCTTCATATTACGCAAGTTGTGATTTAATTATGGGCATTAGCAAACAATCTGACAATATTCATCGCGAAGTACTTACACAAAATGGATTTGATATTGTAGATTATGATGCTGATGTTTGTACTGCAAACATAAAATGGAATCAAATTATTACAGGATTTGTACCGCATGGACTAAATCATAACACGTTTAAACCATTATCACAAGATGATGCCATATACAAACAAATGCATGAACATATCAAAATTAAAAATGATGTTGATTTTGTAGTATTTTGGAACAATCGAAACATACGAAGAAAACAACCAGGCGATGTAATATTGGCATTCAAAACATTTGTTGACACGTTGCCAACTGATAAAAAAAATCAAGTTGCACTTTTAATGCACACGCAAATTGTTGATGAAAATGGTACAGATTTGCGTGCAATTTATAAAGCATTGGCTCCGGATTGCAAAATATTATTTTCAGAACAAAAATTATCTCATCAAGAATTAAATGCAATGTATAATGTTGCTGATGTTGTAGTTAATATTGGTAGCAATGAAGGATGGGGACTAAGTTCAACCGAAGCAATGTTAGCAGGAGTACCTATCATTAACAATGTAACTGGTGGATTACAAGATCAATGTGGTTTTGTTGATGAAAATGATGAATGGATACGATTTAACGGAGAATTTTCAACAAATCATACAGGTAAATATAAAAATCATGGTGTTTGGGTAAAACCAGTATTTCCAAGTAATCGATCTTTACAAGGTTCTCCTGCTACGCCATATATTTTTGATGATCGAGTTCGTTTTGAAGATGTTGCAGATGCAATTCGATATTGGTATGACACTCCAGAAACACTTCGTGAATCCATGGGACAGACAGGCAGAGAGTGGTGTTTGAAAAATGGGTTAACTGCTCAACAAATGGGGCAAAAAATGATTTCAATGATTGATTATTTATTTGAATTTAAACCACAAATGCGAGCAAGATATACATTGAATAAAGTTACAACAAAAAAATACGAAAAAACAGGAATAGTATGCGATCAGTTATAATAGCATCTCCGGTAGCTACGCAATCAGGGTATGGCCACCATGCACGTGAGATTATTGCAAATTTTATAGAACAACAAGGAAATGAATGGGACATTAAATTAGTTTCATTGCCATGGGGACATACTCCATTTACTTATCCAATTCCATTAGATTGGAATCAACGCATTATTCCATTACCATTAACATCACAGCCAGATGTTTGGGTGCAAATAACGGTACCTAATGAATTTCAAGCAGTTGGTAAATACAACATTGGAGTAACTGCAGGAACTGAAGGAGATATATGTCCAGAAGCATGGATTGATAATTTAAATGCAATGCAATTGGTTATTGTTCCAAGTGAATTTACCAAACAGGTATTTGTTAATACATCACAAAAACACAATAAACCAATAACAACTCGCATTGAAGTAATTCCTGAATATTTTGATGATCAAATTTACAACAATAAAGTAAATGGTCAATTGACAATATTGGATCAAATTCCAGAATCATTTGCATTTTTATCAGTAGGACATTGGTTGCAAGGACAAGCTGGAGAAGACCGAAAAAATATCAGTGGCGTAGTTCATTGTTTTTTTAATACATATAAAAATCAAAAAGATGCACCCGCACTTGTACTTAAAACAAGTGGTGCTACATATTCCGTAATGGATCGCATGGAAATTGAATCAAAAATAAATCAAATACGAGATATGTTTGATACTGAAAAACTTCCAAATATATATTTGTTGCATGGCGATTTAACGGATGAAGAAATGAATCTTCTTTATAATCATCCAAAAGTTAAAGCCATGTTGTCATTTACAAAAGCAGAAGGCTTCGGCCGACCATTGCTAGAATTTTCAACTACCGGTAAACCAATTATTGCTCCGCATTATTCGGGTCAAGCAGATTTCTTGAAAAAAGATTTTATTTGTGCATTACCGGGTGGATTAACAGAAATTCACCCATCGGCTCGCAATGAATTTTTAATAAAAGAAGCTAAATGGTTTACTCCTGATTATACATACGCTGGTAAAATGCTGAAAGAAATGCAAAAGAATTATAAAAAGTGGCAAGAATTAGCAAAACGTCAACGTTATTTTGTAAATTCAACATTTACTAAAACTGCAGTAGCATCAATATATGAAAACATATTAAATTTAGTAAATGAAAATTTACAAGCAATTCCAAAACCAGTTGAATTGAAATTGCCATCATTAAAAAAAATTGAAGCATGAAAATAAGTTATGCTATTACGGTTTGCAATGAGTTTATAGAAATTCAGCGACTGTTAAATTTTTTATTGAAACATAAACGGCAACAAGATGAAATTGTAGTACTAATGGATACTACAAAAGCCGATTCTAAATTGATATCAACGTTACGACTTTTTGAAAGTCATAACATGGATCATATGGTAGTTTGGCCTGCAGAGTTTCAAGGACATTTTGCCGATTGGAAAAACAAATTAACTAGTTTTTGCAAAGGCGATTACATTTTTCAAATTGATGCGGATGAAATTCTGAATGAAAATTTAATTGATATTTTACCTGCAATGCTAAAAGAAAACAATGAGATTGATGTTTTTTTAGTACCGCGCATAAACACGGTAGAAGGTTTAACGGCTGAGCATGTTGCTAAATGGCGATGGAATGTGAACGCCGAAGGTTGGGTTAATTGGCCTGATTATCAATGGCGCATATGGAAAAACAAACCAGAAATTATGTGGATAAACAAAGTGCACGAACGTTTGGACGGTTTCAAAACTTACACAACAATGCCAGATGCAAAACAGTTTGCACTCTATCACCCCAAAACAATTGAACGACAAGAAAAACAAAACGCTTATTACGATACGTTATGAAAAAACAAGAAACATATGTAGATTTAGAACGAAGTGCATTACAGCAAAAAATTCAAAATGATATCATACGTGATATAAAACAATTAATTAAACAATACCCAAATGATAAAGAATTGGGTGCTGCTATACGAGCATATTTTATTGAAAGTAAATAATGATAACACATTGTATTTCTACATATAACAATCTTCCGTATTTAATACTAGCAATTCAGTCGGTAAGAAAAAATAGTTATTTTAAAGATGCGCCATTCATAATACATGCAGAAAATTGTACAGATGGTACTAATGAATGGTTGCTTGAAAATCGTGATAAATACAATCTAACTCTATTAATTGAACCAAACAACGAAACGGTACGGGGTATTGGCGGCGGAATGAATATATGCGCAGACCATGTTGAGACGGAATATATTAATTTTTTACATTCAGATTTTTATGTTGCAAAAAATTGGGATATTGAACTTTTAAAAGTTCATGAACAATATCCAGCAGAAAAGCTTTGGGTCAATTCTTTTAGGATTGAACCTAATATGTTTAATTCTCCAACTAGATATGGAACGCATTTAGTAGAATTAGATATGTTCGGCGCATATCATCACGATTTTCAAATTGAACAGTTTGAACAATGGGCTATAGAATTTTCCAATCAAAACAAAGAATATCAAATTCCTAAGGGGGAGGGCGTTTCTGGATTAGTTAAAAAATTAGTATGGGACGAAATAGGCGGAAATGATGCATTATTTGCTCCTACATCTTGGGATGATCATGATTTGTTTTTACGCATGTTACAAAATGATGTGCGATTCATATTACCCGCGTCATCAATTGTTTGGCATTTTGGTGCTCGTGGGTCACATCGTTTAGAAGAAAATAACGGACAATCTTCAGAACGTCAAAGAAAAGCTGAGGCTGAGAATTTTAGAAAATGGTTTTCAAAATGGGGACGTATGCCGCAATTTGACGAATATGGAATGATTAAAAAGTTTTGATATGAAAGTGCTAATCGTAGCTACAGATATGCGTAGTTTCTTAGATTTAAAAAATGTTGTTATTGAATTAAGAAATCAACAAATAGATTATTTCTTTTTATACAGTCAACATCCAATTAGACAGTTTCCATCACATAACTTAAATGCATTTTCATATGATACCAATGTTAAAATAGAAACTGCTGCATATGATTCAAAAACATTAGGCATATCTTTACCATTTGTGCCAGATTTATTATTGATAACTAACGAAAACTGGGAACCGGAAAAACATATACTATGGGAGTTTAAACAAGTTGGTTCGATTATTGCATGCGTTGAAAATACAACTTGGTTAGTTGGGACAATTAAATCTAGATTGGAAATGTTATCTAGAATGAGTTTTCCTACAAATTGCATTGATATCTTTTTTGAAAATTCCAATTGGAGTTTAGAAACAAAGAAATTATGCGGATGGCATAATTTTAAATCAGTTGTTGTTGGCAATCCGAAATATGATAATCTGCAAATACAATCTACTGCAAATGATGGCATTTTGATTTTCGGAACCATGGAAAAGGAATCTAAAATACGAATCCATGATATCTTACGGCGTTTAAATAAATTTGATCAAAAAATATATTATAGACCGCATCCGGGAGAATCCATTGATAACTTTGAATATAATAATATTGAATTGATTACGGATTCGTTGGAAGTTCCGCAAATTGCAGCAAATACTAAAGTTCATTTATCTAATATCAGTATATCTGCATATTATTCTACAATTTATAATAAACAATACATTTCAATTGATGAATTTATTGGTCGCAATGATGATTTAGAATTAGATTTTTTTAAAAGATCTGAATATGACTTTTGGGCACCAATTATCAAAGTTAATTCTTGGAATGATTTTGTTTCAAAGATAGGAACCGATCGAATTGATATTTTACAACAACGATATGCAGATTTAAAACAATGTGTTGTACAATATCATAATGATTTGGATATTAATAACATTAAACACAATGTGTTAGATTCAAAATTATTTAATGAATATTCAGATAGTGATGCATCAATGCGCATAGTAAATTACATAAAAAATATATGAATATATACGTAGATATAGACGAAACAATTTGTAATTATCAAGGAGAACGCAGATACGATTTAGCAGTTCCTATCTTGGAAAATATTGAAAAAATCAATATATTATATGAAGAAGGACATGAAATTACATATTGGACTGCGCGCGGTTCGGTTACAGGAATAGATTGGTTTGATATAACTAAAACGCAATTAGACATTTGGGGATGTAAATATCATAAACTTATTACAGGTCAAAAACCTGCATATGATTTATTAATATGTGATAAAACGAAAAGGATAGAAGAAATATGAAACAAACTTATATTATTGCTGAAATTGGAATCAATCATAATGGTGATTTAAATATAGCAAAACGATTGATTGACATTGCAGCATTATCTGGGTGTGATGCAGTTAAATTCCAAAAACGAAATCCAGATGTATGTGTTCCAGAACATCAAAAAAATGTTATGCGCGATACGCCATGGGGAACTATGACATACTTAGAATACAAATATCGAGTTGAATTTGAAAAAGAAGAATATGATGAAATTGATCGATATTGTATAGAAAAAGGAATTAAGTGGTCAGCATCGCCATGGGATATGGATTCATTGGAATTTTTAATGCAATATAATCTTCCATTTATAAAATTACCATCAGCAATGTTAACTAATAATGAATTAGTAGAAGCATGTGCTAAATCTGGTAAAAAATTAATATTATCTACGGGAATGAGTACGGAAGAAGAAATTGATGTAGCTGTTGCATTGATCTATAAACATACAGAAAATTTTGCGATATTGCATTGTAATTCAACGTATCCTGCACCAATTGCAGAATTGAACCTAAGTACCATCGCAACACTTAAAAATAAGTATAAGTGCGAAGTAGGATATTCTGGACATGAATTTAGAATTGGTACAACGGTTGCTGCAGTTTATTTGGGAGCTACAATATTGGAACGACATATTACATTAGATAGAACAATGTGGGGTACGGATCATTTATCATCAGTAGAACCACAAGGTTTAATTAAATTAGTAAAAGGTGTACGCGAATTAGAAGAAGCATTTGGCGACGGCATAATACGAGTAACGGAATCAGAGAAACCAATTAGAACTAAATTACGAGGATAAATGAATTTCGATAATAAAACTATATTAATAACCGGAGGTACTGGGTCATTAGGAAAATCACTAATTAAACGTTTAAAACAATTTAATTGTAGATTAATTGTATATAGTAGAGATGAAGGAAAACAAGCGTTAGAATTTGGACAAGATGATACAATTATCAAGATTATCGGAGATATAAGAGATTTCGATAAATTAAATGTAACATTGCGTAAACATAAACCGGATTATATTATACATACAGCAGCTTTAAAGCGTATTGATGATATGGAATTTCATCCAGATGAATGTGTAAAAACAAACATCAACGGATCGGAAAATGTAGCACGTGCAGCATTGGAAAATGGAGTTAAAAAATGTATTTTAGTGTCTACAGATAAAGCGTGTCAGCCAGTTAATGTATATGGGTCTAGTAAATTTATTGCAGAACGCATATTTACTAATTATGATTACAATTCGTCATCGACTATATTTGCATCAGTTCGATATGGAAATGTAATTGCATCGCGAGGTTCATTTATTCCACTTTGGATGGATATGATACAACGAGATCAAATACTTCGAGTTACGTCAGAATCAATGACTAGATTTTTATTTACATTGAATGATGCCGTAGATACCGTTTTGGGTGCGTTAGAACATGCCGTTGGCGGAGAGGTATTCGTACCCCAGATTAATTCATATACATTGCCTACGTGCATCGATGCATTGGGACAAATGCTAAACAAACAACCAGTTACGGAATTGATGGGACTTCGTCCCGGAGAAAAATTGCATGAAGATATGCTAGCAATTACCGAATTGCCATTTACGTATCAAGTTCCTGGAATTAATTTATTACAAATACGTCCACAATATACTAACAAACAACATCAAGATTTTGCAAAGTATGTTGGCCCCGAATTTAATTCTGCACTATGGGTTAAGGAAGATATTGATGAATTAGTCAAATTAATAAACAACGGGTTATCTTGTTAAGGAATATATGAAAGTAACGCATTTAAATGGTGCATGCGAAATCATTGAATCATATGGTGTTAAAATTTTAACAGACCCATGGTTAGTTGATGGAGAATATTATGGATCCTGGTATATGTATCCGCCATTAACAAATTTTGATTTTGATTCATTAAATGATGTTGATTATATTTACATCTCACATATTCATCCAGATCATTTAAGCAAATTAACATTAGAAAAATTAAATACTAACATTCCGGTATTAATTCATAAATTTCCTACACCGTTTCTTAAATCAAACATCGAACGATTAGGATTTACTGTTATTGAACTAGAATCAAATGTTCGAACTCATTTAAAAAATGATGTTTATATTAATATCATTCCAACTGGATATTGTAATCCGGTTCATTGTTCAAAAATTTTTGGTTGTAGTAAAATAGAAACTAATTTTGCATCTACAATTGTAGATACATTATGTGTTATTGACGATAACGAATATGTGTTATTAAATGTTAATGATTGTCCATATCCTGTTGCCAAATTTGCAATTGATAATATATTAAAATCATATAATAAAATTGATTTTTTAATTACAGGATATACAGGAGCAAGTGCATATCCGCAATGTTTTTCTAATTATTCTAATGAAGAAAAATTATTAAAAGTGGCGCAACAAAAACAATATTATTTCGATTCTGGATTGAGTTTTATAACACATTGTAACCCAGAACATTTTATGTTACATGCTGGCACTTATATATTAGCTGGGCCGTTAGTGGAATTAGAACCATATCGTGCAATAAATGACATAAAAGATACTAATGATGCATATAACGCATTACAAACAACATCTAACGGGATATTATTGAATTCATATGAATCTTTTGATTTAGTAACCAAACAACAATCAAATCCATATATACATTTTACGGAACAAAACAGAACTTCATATATCAATGATATTTTAATACATAAAACATATTCATTCGAAGATGATGTACCTACCGATGTATATGAATTAACAAAATTATGTATTGATTCTTATAAACGATTTGAAAATAAGCGAAAAGAATTAAATTTACATAATGATACTATAATCTATATTGAATTAGACAATGTAAACTTTGCAAAAATATCATTTAATGGAAATGGAATTGAATTTGTAAAATCTATAGATAAAACAACCCCGTACTTATTATTATCAGTACCGACAAAATTATTAAAACGTATATTATTAGGACCTAAATATGCACATTGGAATAATGCAGAAATTGGCAGTTTCATAACATATTATAGATCTCCAGATGTATACAATCGAGAAATTTATTATTGTTTAAATTATTTTCATATATGAAACAACTACAAGACATATGTATATTAGTCCAAGCAAGAATGGGCTCACAACGAGTACCAGGCAAAATGCTTCGTTCTTTTGCTGATACAACATTAATGGATATTTTATTTGAAAAATTATCTAAGTCAACAATTATTCCCAAATCAAACGTTTATTTTTCAGCATATGAAGATGAATTAAAAGAAGTAGGTAAAAAACATGGTATTAATATATTCCATCGTTCAAAAGATTCGGCATTTGCTGAAACTGATATGAAATTGATTTATGAGTGGCACGATAAACTTCCATTTAAATATGTTGTATTGATTAGTGCATGTAATCCATTGTTAACGATTGAAACAATTGATGCATTTATTAAATCATTTGTTGAATCAGATAAAGAAGGTGCATTTGCTGTTTTTGAAAAGAAAACATATTATTGGGATAAACATGGAAATGCTATTACTGATTGGGCTGGTGCCAATATCATGAATACCAAATTTGTTGAACCAATCTATGAAGCAGCACATTGTTTATATGCTAGTAGATTAGATATTATCAAAGATGGATGTTGGATGGATACAAACACTCCACCTTGTCCAGAATTATATACAATGAATGAATTTGAAGCATTTGATATTGATTATGAATGGCAATTTCAATTAGGCGAATATTTATATAAAAGGTTATGATAAAATTTTTAGATACAAAATCTAACACGTTATCCGAAGATATTTTTCAAAAAAAATTTACAGGAAAACGAATATTAGTTATAGGATCAGGCCCATCGGTACAATTTGTAAACTGGAAAAATATTGATGTAGATCATATAGTTACTACTACATTTTTTTATTTAAATGACACGATTAGAAATTTAACAAACATTACTCATATAACGTTATCAGAAATTGTAGATTTTGATGATTATCGATTACATGAATTTTTTGAAAATAATCCAGAATGTACAATTGCATTAGAACCAAAATTCGGCCGTCCTTTCTATACTACAGATACATATAAAAAATTCGAAGAAAGATATCGAGAACGTTTAATATATTATAATACTAAAATTGACAAACAAGAAGGAGCTGGTGGTAGATTAGCATTTTTTGTAATGTCATTTGCACCAGCAGAATTGTATTATGTAGGTATAGACGGCCATGCCCCGGTGCGAGAAAAATCTCCAAACAATTCTTTTCGTACAAATTTAATCGATGGTGATAATGGATTACATTCATATGAAAAATTCGTAGATTCACATTACACGATGGCAACTGCATTATATGAACAAACATTACAAAATGGTTGTAAATTATATAACTTAGGTGAAGGATTTGAATTCAATTGTTCTACGCCTTATAGTTTAAAATATTATCCATTACCACCTGATATTAAAAAGAAGATTACATTATGAATAACATTGAATGGTTTAGTTGGCCAGATCCCAGGGCAGTAACAAAAGGCGCAGTTGATAGTAGTATAAAAAATTTAACAATGTACAGTGATGCGTATCAAAAACGTAAACAACAGTATCCCGATTACACCCCATCTCAAGAAGCTATTGATATAGCTACGCAGATTGAAAAGCATGGACATTATAAAATAGAAAATTTTTTAAATATCGATCAAATTGATGCAATTAATAAACGAGTTGATGAAATTTTAGAAAATGCAAATCATCCATATAATCAAAATAAAATTTCAGAAAACGAAGCACGGCATACTAAACCATTTATTCAATGTTTGCAACCATTAGTTTCTGCTACAGAAATTCATCCATTTGTATTTAATGATTTGATAATAGATATTGCGGGAGCATATATGGATTGTTATCCTGCATTTGGCACTTGCAATTTGCGTAGGTCATATGTTAATGATTTACCTGAAACGGGAACACAAACATATCATGTAGATCCTAACTCTCCTAGATTTTTAAAATTTTTTATTTATCTAAATGATGTTGATGAAGATGGGGGTCCGTTTTGTTATATTGAAGGAACGCATCAAAGAAAATTTTGGTTGAATGGACAAAGCTTTAATCAAATGTATAATTGGCCAACTGATATAATAAATCAAATACATGAAGGACAACATGAAGTAAAATACCTTACTGCTAAAAAAGGTGACTTACTCATAGCTGACACAAATGGTTGGCATCGTGGAACTAAACCATTTTCGCAAAACAGAACAATGTTAACATTAGATTACGTGTGCCACGTAGAAGAATGGCGAGATAGTAGATTTGATTTTAAACAATCAGATTTTGATAAATTAGATGATAAATACAAACCACTTTGTGATTTTTTAAAATTAATTTAATAGGATATATACATGAAAACAAATAAAAAAATTTATGACGAACTAGGAGAAGGAAAACATTTTTTATTAACTGATTATACAGAAAATTATGAATTATACGTAGAAAATCAAAAAATATTAAATGCTAGAAAATTTAATTCTACTTGTAACGATCATGATCAAATTTTTTCTTTAATTAAAAATGAAGTATTAATGCGAAATCCAAATCCAACATTTGGATTATGTCATGGTGTACGATCTGGATTAGAAAATAAAACATTGGGCGAAAAGCTTAATTGCAAAGTTATTGGTACTGAAATTGGAGATAAATTCGGCTATCCAGATATTACAATTCAATGGGATATGCACGATATTAAAGAAGAATGGATTGGTGCGTGTGACGTGATATATTCTAATTCATTTGATCACACTTATGATCCAATACATTGTTTAAATCAATGGGCTAAAACATTAAAGCCTACGGGAATTATTGTATTACAACATGGTTATCGAGGCGGACATTATATACCAGAATTAGTTCCTAATAAAAAATATTCTCCAGGAGATCCATTTAATGCTCCTATATCAGTTTATCATGAAATTTGTGATAAATATACGCCATTACGGATAACAGCTGTTAAAAATTGGTATGGAAATGATGCCGAATTACATTTAATTATAGAATTAAAAAAATAATATGGATAAAATAACATTTTGTATACCTAGTAAATCTAATTTACGTTATCTTAAAACATGTATCCCATCTATTCGAGAAAATGCATCGCGCGATGACCATGATATTTTTATATTTGTCGATTTAGATGAAGATGGTACGATTGATTGGTTAGAACAGGTAAAGGATGAATATAATTTAAAGTATTTTGTTAATCCAATGTTAGGCAAAAAACTGTTTGGAATTGGCAAAGCATATGATTATTGTATTGAACAATCTACTACGGACATATTCATGATATTTCATGCTGATATGATGTTGGGTAAAGATGCCGATTTAAAAGCATTTGAACACCTTAAACCTCAGACTGTAGTTTGTTCAACTCGAATAGAACCTCCTATTCATCCTAATGGCGGAGAAAAAATTCTAATAGATTTCGGAATGTGGCCAGAAGAATTTAAACGAGACGAATTCAATCAATATGTAAAACAACATTTAGATGACAACAACATTACGCATGGTATATTTGCACCATGGATGATGTATAAAACAGATTTCCTAATATTAGGTGGTCATGACCCAATATTACATTCTTGCAGAGAAGATTCTGACGTATTTAATCGAATGAAATTAGCTGGATATGAATTTATTCAGCCGTGGAATTCGTTGGTTTATCATTTAACCGGCCGCGGAGCGGGTAGTTTCGATGGAGATGCAGAACGTCATGCAAAATGGAAAGCAGATATGGATCGTTCAACAAAAGAATTTATTCGTAAATGGGGTTCAAATATACGACATAGTTCATTGATGGAACCAATTGTTCTTCCAAAATATAACATAGCATTTATACTTAAAAATTGTAACATGCAACTTATAGAACTTTTAGAACCATGGTGTGATAAAACATATATTGATGGGGAAGTAGATCACGTTACTAATTCAATATTGAATCATGTATCGGAATTTAAAGAAAAACAACAGGTAAACACATCATATGACTTAAACAAACGGGTATTGAATTTACATCTAAATAATCCGCTTTCTGAAAATAATATTGTTGTAGAAATCGATGGTAAACAATTTACTCAACAAGATTTTGATGTTATACAAAATTTATCGGCAATTATACAAGACTCTGGAGAACTTGGTACATTTATGTTGGGTAACTTAAAAATTACAATTGTTTCTATGCAAACGTATGAAAAAGATTTAATTAAAATAAATTGATAACATATTTATCTATGAAACAATTGTTATCAAACATAAGGAATACATTGAAGAAAACCAAAACATTTTTTCAACGCATGTTATCAGATGCTCGTTCAGGTGATATTTCATCTAAACGCGTGATTGGTTTTGTTGGATTTGTCTCTTTGCTTATCATAATGTTTGTTAACGCACTTTATTCAAAATCCATTGCACCTACAGAATATTTAGTTGATGCAATTAAGTATATTGTTATTGCTGCCATGTTTGGGACCGTAGCGGATAAATTTTCAAATCATGCAAAAAAACAAGATGACGAACCAACTGTATGAAAAAGGTATGAGTAGAATGAAAACAGGAATATTAATGTCTGTAGCAACAACAGTATCATTTCTTTGCACGTATATGTTCAATTTAACTATGGCTAATGCTGAACAATATTTAGCAATAATAGCAACCGTAGGATTAGATGGGCTGTTTGGCATCATAGCCGGAACGCGCCGAGAAGGATTTAAAACATTTAAAGCAATTAAAGTTTTAATTACTGCCATCGTTTGGATTGTATTTTTAACGGCACTATTAGTTATAGAACGAGGATTTCCAGGAACATCTTGGTTAAGTGAAACCATTATTTTTCCATTCATATTTTTTCAAATTGTTAGTGCATTGAAAAATGCATCGATGGCAGGATTTATTGAAGGTAAATTACTAGTAGAAATTTTAAATAAAATTGACCTACATAAAGGTACAAGAAAAAATTAATAAAAAAGGATTAAGTTATGAGTTTAGACGTATCAAAAATTAAACAAGTTCCATTACCAGAAACGCAATATATTAAAGAAGAAACAGAAAAACATCAAATCGTATTGCACCATACGGCTGGAAATTCATCTGCTCCAGGAACAATCAAAATGTGGGCTAATGATGATAGAGGACGAATTGCAACTTGCGTTGTTATTTCTGGAAAAGGTCAATCAAAAGATACATATGATGGAGAAATTTGTCAAGCATTTTCATCTAAACATTGGGCATATCATTTAGGAATCAAAACAGAAGTATTTAAATCAAAAGGATTGCCACAAATTGCAATTGATAAACATGCAATTGGTATTGAAATTTGTAGTTGGGGGCCATTGGAAAAACGTGGTGATAAATTTTATAACTATGTAGATCGAGAAATGCCTGCAGATCAAGTAACTAAATTAGAAACTCCTTATAAAGGACATACATATTATCATCGTTACACAGATGCACAGATTGAATCAGTAAAAAATCTTTTATTGTATTGGCGAGATATACATGGTATCAATTTAACATATCACGAAGATGATATGTGGACAGTATCAACTCGTGCATTGAAAGGTGAAAATGGATTGTATACTCACAATTCATATCGCAAAGATAAAACGGATATTCATCCATGTCCTCGCATGATTGCAATGCTAAAATCATTGTGATACTCATACGCATTGTTTTGTAATCATCAATATTTATATGAAATGCTGAACGAATACGAAACACAACATCAACTTAATACAAAACTTTGGACGGCAGATCAACGGCTGCCCAATAAAATTCGCAATGGATTTTTAAAAATTGCTACAAAATTTCATGATTTTTTAGAAATTGATGCACCCGTTTTAGATGTTATTTTGATTGGAAGCAATGCAAACTATAATTGGACGGAACATAGTGATATAGATTTGCATGTTGTAATAAATTATTTGCATGTTGGCAGCAATTTATATTTAGTTGAAAAATATCTACAAGCCAAAAAAAGTGTTTGGAATTCAAAATATCCGTTAACATTTAAAGGCATAAACATTGAATTGTATGCACAAGACGTAAATGAAAATTTGCATGCTTCGGTTGGCGTATTTTCTGTAATGAAAAATAAATGGATACGCAAACCTTCGGCTGATTTAATTTCAATTGATGATGATTTAATCCAACAAAAGGCTGCTCCATATGAATATGAAATTGAAAAAATTTCTGCAACCGATCCTGAAGCAGAAACAAAAATCAAACGATTGCTAATTAAACTTAGAAATTTGCGACAAGCTGGTCTTGATGCGGCAGGTGAATATTCCTTAGAAAACTTAGCATTTAAATATCTTCGAAATAAGGGATTACTTGATCGATTAAAAGACATGTTAAAACAAATAACAATGAATAACATGATAATAGATGAAACCGCTGCGGATTCTTTAGCACAACATGTTAACAAACAAAAAACACTTACTGAAACGGATTGGAATATGTTGATGAAAAAAATGAATGCAGTTGAAGATTCTCAAGGACAATGGTCACACCCGGGCCGATGCACCATGATACCAGGCAATTCCATAACAATGCGCAATGTACCATTCAAAGTATTAGGAATTGATGATACAGGTCATATGCAATTGATGCATCCGGAACAAGAATATACATATCCAGGCAAACGCGTATTTGAAATTCCACATACTGCGCAGTGGCAAACGTTTATGATACAATTATTAAATAAAATACAAAATGGGAGCAAATATGCAAAGTAAAGGATTGGGTGATGACATTAAACGCATCACTAGTGCAACTGGTTTAGATAAATTAGCAAAACGCATTGCACAACTTTTAGATGAAGATTGTGGTTGTGATGAACGTCAAGAATGGCTCAATGAAAAAACAAAAAATTGGTCAAGATATAAAAAGAAAAACAAGGACATAAATGGCAACAATAAGTAAAATCGGAATTACTGTAGGAGGAACAATACAGCCGACACATGTAACAAATATTATTGATGCATTGGATGGGACTAGTAATGATGATATCACAATTAAAGGTACAATAGCTACAGGCCTGGGTACATCGGCAGCTGCAGTTAATTCCCATGCAGAAGGACTTGCTGCTTCTGCTTTGGGACCACATTCACACGCAGAAGGACGTAGTACAACTGCTAATGGCATAGGATCTCATGCAGAAGGAGATGCTACAACTGCAACGGGAGGGTTTTCCCATGCAGAAGGAGATACTACAACTGCAACGGGAGATTATTCCCATGCAGAAGGTACTTATACGCAATCTACTGGTTATGCATCTCATGCAGAAGGAAATGCTACAATTGCAACGGGAGATTGTTCCCATGCAGAAGGAAATAATGCGATCGCATTAGGATTTGGTTCTCATGCAGAAGGAAATAATACAATAGCATCTGGATCATATCAACATGTTCAAGGTCAATTTAATACCCATGGAGATACAAAATCATTAATGATTGTTGGAAATGGTTTAGATAATTTATTACGTAAAGATGCATTTAAAGTAACAATGTCTGGATCAATTGTATTACCAACTACACAATCTGCAGCGCCAACTTGGACAGGCACCGATGGTGAAATGATATTTGCAACGATATCGGGAGATCATAGATTTTATGTATGGATGTCGGGGGCATGGAGAAGTGGTTCTCTTGCATAGATATATTTATATAAAAAAAGGAAAACAATGAAATTAACACGAGAACAAGTACTTGGTATTATTCGTCACACTTTAACATTTGTAGGTGGTATACTAGTAACTAAAGGATTGATTGACGAAACGGCTGTAACAGAAATTATCGGCGGCGTTGTTACATTAACCGGAACCATATGGTCTGTTATTGCAAAGGCTTAACATGAAACGACTTAACGAATGTGGTTGTGGCTGCGGCGGCGCTAAAGATTCGTGTGCTGACAACAACAATCATTACATGTTTTTTGGTAATTTGAAAACTATCAAAAAATATGTAGATGCCATGTTGCAAATGGATCCTGCACATGTACAAAAAATATTGAACAATGGGCATGATTGGGCTGCAGATCACATTGCAACCTCAAAAGATGATATCCAAGAAGTTGGAGATTTCTTGATGAATGAAATGCAAGATACTGCATCACAACCAGGATTTTCAGGAGATACATCACAACCACAATTCGTTCCGGTTGGATTTAAAAATCAACTCAAACAAGCAATGCATGAAACAATACGCAAAGTTGAAGATGGTTGGGCAGTTTATCCTAAAAAAGGCGGAAAGCGTTTAGGCACGCATAAAACACGTAAGGCAGCACTTAAACAATTAGCTGCAATTGAAATATCAAAACATAGAAAATAAGTTATATGGCATATTTAAATGCTAATATACCGACAATTACATGTTTCATACGAAATGAATTCATGTTTAATCACGAACAAGGCCATGGCGATTTTACTGCAGCCGATGTACATTCGGTAGCATCTATACAAAAACGAACCCCGCTATTTGAAGCATTCTTAGAAAATGGTGTCAATTGGACTAGAAGACCAATACACGCATTTTGTTGGAAGAAGGATGCAGAAACATTGCCATTAACTGAACATGTATATTGGGATTGTTTTTCGCATTACATAGATGTACAGATAAGAGAACGTATGTCCGGTTTACGTGCAGATTTAATTTCAATCACCGGAGTTAAACGAAAAGGCACGTACATGTTTACTTTAGATTGGGCACATGAAAATCGTAACATGTTAGATACAAACTTTTCAGAAACACCGGAGCACAAATGTGGTCATGTATTCAAAATGGATAATGGCAATTATTTTATTTATCCTAATAACAGAATCATATGGATGGATAATGCTTGGACGTTTAATCGCATTGATAAAAATCCTGGATATAAAATTGATATGACAGTATACAGTGTTGAAGGCCGAGGTGGATTTGAAACGGATTATTCTTATATAACCGAATTCAAACAAGATAAACAACCAAAGTAATATTTATTAATATGAAACTACGTAATTTACTTTTTGAAGCAAAAGAAGAAAAGAAAGAAACTTTTGAAACATTTGCTGATACGCGAGAAGCTGGTGCAGAAAAAATTGCCGATACGGCTCACAAGAAAGGCGGATTAGCTTTACTTACTTGGCATCATTTTAAAGTTAAATTACCATATTACAAACGAGCCGCTGCTGGCCGATTTGATTTAGATAAAGCAAAACGAGAATTTGATGCTACATATAAACGCATATCCACTTCAATGACACAAATTGAATTTCAACGAGAGGTTGGTCGGTTAGAAGTTTTAGGTGAATTGATTATTCGAGAAGAACAAGGAAAGCGATGATACGATTAGTTGATTTGTTATCAGAAGATCTTCGCCGTTGGGTGAAAGAAAAATGGACAGATCAACATGGACGACCTTGTGGTAATGCCGAAACCAAAGGAGTTAAAAAGTGTCGACCTTCTCGACGAGTATCAAAAGACACACCTAAAACATGGAGTTCATTTGATAAAAAAGAAAAGAAAAAATTGGTTGCACAAAAGCGACGAGTTGGTATGGGTAAACGTACTCCTAAGGCAGAAGGTGCAATTGAAGAAAAAAAGACAGCAAAACGAGATGCATGCTACTACAAAGTAAAAGCTCGATATACTCGCGATGGGGGAACATGGCCATCTGCTTACGGATCATTAGCACTTGCTGCATGCAGAAAAAAAGGTGCAAAGAATTGGGGTAAGAAATCATGATATCATTAAAATTATTACTCGAGCAATTGAAAGACAACTGGGGACGTCCAGAAACATCCATGTGGTACGGATTCAACCCGGATACGAAACGATATGAAGCAGGACCTAATAAAGGTAAAACTGCAAAACAAGTTAGAAAACAAATGACGGCAAAAGCAGAAGCTTTGGCTTACCAACCAAAAACGAGTAAAGCCACACCATGGCCAATCCAAGTAAATTATTATGCTCCTAAAGATACAACGTTTTTTACAGGTCATATCGCATGTAGGTCCGTTTTAGAACCTCAATATCAGGTAAATGCATGGCCATTACAGCTGAATTTTATTGATATATTACTCGGCGGAAAAAAAACTAAAAACTTTTGGAATAAACCAATGACAGGTAAAAACCTTCCTGACAAACCAAGCAACGCACAAATAATTTATATTTATCTGACAAATCGAGAGTATGATACATTCAAAAAAATAACACCGGCTTTAAATTTAAAACTTAGGGAAAAAACAGATAAATTGGCACAGTCAGTTAAAAGTTCCAAACAAGCAATACAACATTACAATATTTTGACACAAAATTGTGCTGATGGTGTTGAACTGGCGTTAGGTTCTAAAGTTGAAAAATGGACCACTACTAAAAAAATTATAGCTGGTGGACTTTATTTATTTAGTCCAATTTTATCACTTGCAGGCGCAGCCTTTAATGAATTTTTTGATCCAACATTTCCTCATGATGCATTCATGAATTTAAAAAAGGTTTACAAAGGTAGAATAACATATGCTATTAAGTAATATAAAACAACTAATTAAACTATGCAGCTTGTAGAAAAAAAAGTGCAAAAAATTGGGGTAAGAAATAATATACATTGTATATTTTGAATTTTATATATTTTTAATTATATTAAGTTATGAATCAGAATTTCATAGAACAATTGTTTATCGATTCCATTAACATCATGGCAACTGGTGAATGGGAATGGCCAAACACGTGGGACAAACAACGACGTTTGCGATTTTTAAATGAATCATTACATTATGCCACAGAACGAGAATTATATGAACAATGTGCAATTATCCGCGATGTCAAAGAAGCAGTCAACGAAATCTAAACGAGGCAAGTATCAAGTTACGTTGCACAATGACAATCACAATACGTTTGATCACGTTGTTTATTGTTTGGTTGACGCGTGCGGACACAATGAAATGCAAGCTCATCAGTGTGCGTTGATTGTGCACAATGCCGGGCGATGTGTTGTATTTATTGATTGTTATGAAGATTGTGAATCAGTTCATGAATATTTTTTGAAAAACAAATTAAAATCAACATTGGAAAAACATGTTAAGAAAAATTCATAACGCCATACTTCGTTTTCGCATTGCAATACTTCATGCTACATATCATCGCAACATGCGACGCATGGAATTGGCACGTAAAAAATTAGATGTCGTAGCATTTAAAACATATGCATACCGTGCAGAAGATGCATGGCGCAAATTAGTTATATTATCTGAAAAAACAAAACAATCAAATGGGTAAAAAATCAGCACACACCGGAATGTCCCCCAAGGACCGATCAGCAATGATCATGGATAAATTTATTTCCAAAAACATGAAACGAGAAGCACAACAACCGTTTCAAACAGGTATACGAAAAGATCCAAACGTTCCAATTCATATGTGGCCGTTGCAAGATCAAATTACTTATTGGGAGAATCGTACAGATGCAGATCGATTTGTAGATAAGTATCCAATATATTCATTTTGGATTACAGAAGTAAGAAAATTGTCCAAAGTTCATCCTACATTCTTTGATGCAAAAATTAACAAATTGCAAGATTTAGTTACGGAAATGTATGATAACAAAACGTTTCCGCGAGATGCAGTTAATATTCTGCAGAAACATGGAGTATATTGATGCAAGAAAAGCAATACAAATACGTTTACGGCATTGGTAAAACTGCATTGGATATTCCAGAAAGCGAAATACGCTATGCAATGGAAAATACAAAATCTAATGCCGAAGCAGCTCGTTTCCTTAAAATATCATTTACTACTTATAAAAAGTATGCTCGAATGTATGAGGATCGAGACACCGGAAAAACATTGTATGAACTTCACAAAAATCAATTTGGAATTGGAATACCAAAAGATGTTTGCAAAGCCAACAAAGGTATATATTCAATTGACAATATATTAACGGGTAAGCATCCTAATTATCCTACTTGGAAGCTACGCAATCGATTGTTAGCATTAGCAATATTTCCAGAACAATGCAACAGCTGCGGTTATGCAGAACGCAGAATAACCGATGATACAGTTCCTTTACTTTTAGACCATCTAGATGGCGATGACTCAAATCATTGCATTGAAAACTTGCAAATGCTTTGCATAAATTGTTACTATCAACAAACAGGAAATCCTTTTAATCAAGACAAAGAACGTTATTGGAATTACAATCTGCTTGAATGATATTTATTATTATGATATCCATGAAGCGTTTATTTTTAGAAGGTCGTTATGATTCTTTAGTTACAAAGTTATCAAATACACTTTTAGCAATAATCAAAGACAGTTACACGGCAACGCAAACAGAATCAGGAAAGTTTGGTGGAAAGAAAATATATTACACCAAATCTGAAACGGTACCTTCTATCGAAGATGATACACAACAGCCGGTTGTGTATTTTGAAGAAGTTGAAAATACAACTATTCCGGTAGAATTTTATTTGCAATTAAAAATACAATGGATTGAAGGATTAAATGATTTGCATTATGGCGGAGATGCATACAATGATTCAAAACGAGATTCAGCTGAGCCTCCACTGATTGAAGTTAGATTGCAAATTGATCCTGCAGAATATCCGCGCGTGTTGAGTGAAATTGCAATGAATTTGCGAGATACATTGCGCCATGAAATTGAACATGTAACGCAAAGTGGGTGGAATACAATTGATGGTAAATATATACCGTCGGATCAAAGTCTTCGCAATCGCATTGAAGCTGGCAATTTGCCCGCAGCACGTTATTTTACGTTGCCTAAAGAAATTCCAGCAATGCTTCAAGGATTGTATTTTAAGGCAAAAAAAAGCAAACAATCATTCAAAATGGTAATTGACGAATATTTATCTATGTGGGTAAATAATGGTACTATATCTGCACAAGAAAAAGAAAACATTTTAAACACTTGGCGAACATATCTTCCTAAACTAGGAATACGACAGGAAATGTAATGATTAAATTGAAACGACTTTTAGAGACGCAACTAATCAAAGAAGCATTACCTTTAGATATGGCCCGTAACTATGTTAGCATCAAGCGAAATCCAGAAATTACACAACGATTAGATTCCATATTAGATGCAATCAAACAACGTCCAGATGCAAAATCATCGCGTAGAGGTGATAGAATTGCGGTAAAGTTTGAAAGCAAAGAAACAATATATGATCCAAGCCAAGATAGATTATCTCATCAAATCAGAAATTTTTATCCAGTTTTAAAACGATACGTAACAGCTGCTAATTTGTATTCTCAGCGAGAAAATTTTGATACGTTTGAACTGCCAAATGTGGATCAAATCATATACGGCCAACCAAAGGATGCATATGGTCGCACTACTAAAATGTCTAAATTCATTGCGGCTGTAATCGCACAATCAGACGTAAAATTTAAACTAACTACATTGGAACCATATGTTGAAACTGATGCAAAGGGAAAAAGAATGCTTGTTGGTACCGGCGGCAGCCGACCATGGGAAGAAATTGTTGCACAAATAAAACAAGAAGCTAAAAAGAAAATAGATGACATCTTAAAACTTTACGATGAAATTCCAGAAATTAAGCAAGCTCGAGAAAACAAAGTAAAAACATTTTACATTGTGTTTTCAAAACATGCATATGATGTTGCCGGAATGAGTACGAATCGTGGTTGGACTAGTTGCATGAATTTATATTCGGGCATCAATAAACACTACATACAATATGATGTTGAAAATGGTACCATGGTTGCATATTTAGTTGCAAATGATGATTTAAACATAACACGTCCCATTGCTCGAGTTGCAATTAAACCGTTTGTCAATACCGATGATGCAACCGATGTATTTTATGAACCAGAAGAACGTGTATATGGTACGCCACCGCATACATTTTTAGAAGCTGTTAACAACATTGTAAATGCAGCACAACCCGGAAAAACGGGACGATTCAAAATGGTTGATACATTGTATTGTGATTCGAAACGACATGTTACTAAATATGGTACGGACAACATTGAACAATTGGTTGCTAACATGTTAAAGCGTAAGCAAGTAGCTACAACGACGGATGAAGTATATTACATACTAGATAATTATGGAACATATACCCCTAGGGGAGGCACATTGAATTTTGTAGATGCAGATAAATTGTATGTTGATGCTCCTGCAGGCGATGTTGATTTCGGGCTACCCATATCAAATAACAATCCTACATATTGTCCCATACAATTTAAACGCATTGATACATTGCGAATTACCAATTTAACTAGTTTTGAAAATTTTCCAGAATCATGTCATACTTTGGTATTGCGAGATCCAAACGTTAAGAATTTTCAAGGATGCCCAACTTCATTTGATACAATTTATCTTAATGGTGGTGATTTTACTGATTTTTCAGGTATACGTAGTGTCTCAAGTCTTGTATTAAAACCAGGTATAGAGTCAAATACAACTATTCGATCTTTTCGAGGGTTGCCAGCAAGCATTACTGAAATTGAATGTTTCAATAGCGACGTAGATGTTGAAATGGAGTTACAAGACTTAATACAACAAGTAAAACCATTGAATCTACAAAAATTAAGTTTGCCGCAGCTAATCATAAACATTAACAATACTTCTAAACTTAGAATATCATTTAATGAAGCAGTCAAAAAAACTTTATCAACACTAGAAAATCCAACGTCACAAACTATGGAAGTAGTAGCATATTTCATGACATTGCAGCAAATACTCAATGATTTGCCATCATTGCAAGAAATTTGTAACATACATCGAGATGACATACAAAACAAAATTGATGCTTTGTTGCGATAACATATTTATAAGTGAGGAAACAAAATGACACTTTATGAAAATCAAATACCAGTAGCAGAAAGATATTGTTCTGAATGCTTAATTGAAACAATCATGGCTGCAGATAAAAATCCAGAATATGTAACCATCAAGCAATCTAGAATGAATGAAGCTGAATATCATGGACGCAAAGTACAATTGGGCAAACCAATGCGTGGTGATGTAAAGAAGTTTAAAGTTTACGTTAAAAATGCCAAAGGCAACGTTGTAAAGGTTAACTTTGGTGATCCTAATATGAGAATACACAAAAGCAATCCTGCACGTAGACGTTCTTTTAGAGCGCGACATCATTGTGATACTAATCCAGGGCCACATTGGAAAGCAAGATATTGGTCTTGTAGAAATTGGTAATTTGTAATTGATTTTATATATTATGAACATGGAAAAGATTGAAGTAACAATGCAGGAAATTTGGCAGGCGACTCGTCCAATCGTTCAACGCAGCAAAAAATCTTACACCCGCAAGAAAAAACATAAAAAACAAGAAGAATAGGTTGGAAGATAACTCTTTATTTCATATTATTTAGAAAAATAAAGAGCATATGAAAAAGAAAGTAATTGGAGTACCAGCCGTAGTAAATGGCAAACAAATTATTGTAGATCCGAATGGCAATGATATCAGTTCATTGTTTCGATCAATCATGATTAAACATGCACACGATAATGATGAAGCGTTAGTGTTTGATGAAGAAACGGGTCGATCTAAACGCATAAGTATATCAGACGTAGAATTAGAATTTGCACCAAGTAATCTAGAACCAGAAATGCCACAAACACCAACAGAAGCCGATCCGGTAATGCATCTAATCCAAAATGCACATAAAATTAAACCCGCAACGTTAGAAATGTCTGACATCAAATGGAAGTATTTGGTACGGTCAGCAGTGCGTGGTAAAAACATCATGATGGTTGGCCCTGCAGGATGTGGTAAGACGCAAGCCGCAAAAGATCTTCCCAAAGCAACCAATCGTCCTTTCTTTTATTTTAACTTGGGTGCAACTCAAGATCCTCGCGCAACATTGATTGGCAATACACATTTCAAAGATGGTCAGACATCATTTGATGAATCTGCATTTGTTAAAGCAATTCAAACAGAGAATGCCGTTGTATTGCTAGATGAGTTGTCCCGTGCGCATCCTGAAGCATGGAACATCTTAATGACAGTATTGGATGAGGGTCAAAGGTATCTGCGATTGGATGAAGATATCAATTCTCCTACCATCCGTGTTGCATCTGGTGTATCATTTATTGCAACGGCAAACATTGGTACCGAATATACATCTACAAGAGTATTGGACCGAGCATTAATGGATCGATTCGAAATCATTGAGGTTGATATTCTTTCTTTGTCCCAAGAAGAAGATTTATTGACTAAACGATTCCCAACGGTATCCAAGGCATTGATTCATTCAGTAGCTGATATTGCAGATGCAACCCGTAAAGAATGGAGGTCAGAAGAAGGTAAATTGACTACCATGATATCCACTCGTATGACGGTGCGCGTATGTGAATTGTTGGCAGATGGGTTTTCTTTGTCAGAGGCAGCCGAAGTTGCAATTCTTCCATTCTTTGATGCATCAGGTGGTACGGATTCTGAAAGAACCTTTGTCAAGCAAATCATTCAGAAACATATGGCAACTGAAATGAAAGACATTTTCAATACAGGAAATGATATAAAAGACTCGGTATTTTAATTTTTCATAGCTCGAAAGAGGCGGCAGAAATGTCGCCTTTTTTTGCATAATGGTTGGAAACTGAATATTTATTTCATATTATATAGAAAAATAAAAAGCATGAGTATATTAGGCAAATTTGATGGCAAAAGATATTTTTCCAATTCAGCATCTAGCTTTTGGTTGAATGAAAATTTTGATACAAACTTTAAACGTAGTGCTGGCATTGATTACACCAAATTGGCTGCAACGCAACGTGCTATTGCTAATTTTGTTAACATTGTTACCGGTAAAACAATTCCCGTAATATTTCAGTCTGCAGATTCTAGTTATACCGATGGCCAATCCGTTGTTATTGGTACCAAACTTGATGACAAGAATTTTGATTCGGCAGTTGGATTGGCATTGCATGAAGGTTCGCATATTGCATTGACTGATTTTGATATGTTTAAAGGTGGTGTATTGTCCAACAGCAAAATGGCAAAAATTATTCAACTCAATGGATATGATCCTGAGATGAACATGTCACATAAAGATTTTGCAATCATCAAAGATTTATTGAATTGGATTGAAGATCGCCGCATTGACTTTCATATCTATACAACCGCACCCGGTTATCGTATGTATTATGAAGCCATGTATGACAAATATTTCAATGATAAAATTATTGATAAAGCTCTGCGCGAAAATGAAAAGACCGAAGAGTCTTGGGATGATTACATGTTTCATGTTATCAATTTAACTAATCCTAATCGCAAATTACAAGCCTTAAAGGCACTGCAAGATATTTGGAATGTAATTGATTTGCGAAACATTCAACGACTTAAATCAACCGAAGATGCATTGTTAGTTGCATGCAAAGTATATAAACTTATCAAAGATGCTGTTGCAGAAGACGAACAACAAACAACTCGACAAGATGACTTTGCGGCGGATGGCGATGGTGGTAATGCCAACGACGATAATGTTGGTGGTGATGATGGTGGTGATGACAACGACGATGGCAGCACATCGGCAAATTCAGGCAACAATGCAACTTCTAATTCTTCACTTTCTCCGGCGGAACGACAAAAATTAGATACAGCAATTGAACGACAACGAGATTTTCTTAGTGGTAACAATAAAAAGACGGGTAAATTGACTAAAACGCAATCAAACATTGTTAATGCAGTTCGCGATTCGGGTACAGAGGTTCGTCAAGTTGCAACAGATGAATCCGGTACCGCTGATTTTGTTGATACGATTGTTATAAAAAAATTGACTCCAGGCATTATTGCATCAATGCCGCACATGTTTGAATCATTTGCTGAAGATTTCATATCAGGTACTTGCAAGCTTGATGATAAATCTCATAAATCTAATTCAATATTGAATAATGATAAAGCAGTTACGCGCGGCATCATCCTTGGTAAAATGCTAGGTAGAAAATTGCAACTTAGAAATGCAGATCGCACTTTGAAAACTACAAGATTGCAAGCAGGTAAAATTGACCGAAGATTGGTTGCACAGTTAGGATTTGATAATGCAAATGTATTTCATCGCATTGTTACGGACCGTTATAAAAATTATTTTATTCATATTTCAATTGATGCATCAGGCTCAATGTCTGGTAGTAAGTTTAGTAATTCAATTACATCGGCAGTAGCAGTAGCACAAGCCGCAGCAATGACGACGGGAATTCGAGTACAAATTTCGCTTCGAGGAACTGATAGTACCATTGGTGGTAAAGAAAGAGCAGTAACGATATATGCATATGATTCGGCTCATGACAAACTAAGCAAGATCCGAAACTATTTCAAATATCTAAGTGTATTTGGATGTACTCCAGAAGGCATTGCATTTAAGAGTATTGAACAAGATATCAAACGAGATGCTAAAGGTGATGAATGTATCTTTGTTAATTATTCAGATGGATTTCCAACCAATGTTTCGGGTTGTGCATATAGTTACGATGGCGTAGGATTTACAAGACGCGTAATTAATGGGTTCCGCGAATTGGGCATTAACATTGTTAGTTATTTTATTTCAGATTCATGCAACGAATCAGAAACATTTCGCAGAATGTATGGGATTGATTCAAAATTTATTGATCCACGTAACATGAATGATGTAGCTCGAACTTTGAATTCAAAATTCTTGGAAATGGCACGATAAATCAATATATTAATATATGAATTTATTAAAATCATTATATCAACACGGCGATGCAATGTACATTGTGATACAAAAAAAACCTATATCTCGATTTGCAAAAAAAATAGGTGATGAACCTGATATGGAATATGTTAAATTGTACATGGAATGGATACAAGCAGACCATGTATTGCGATCGGATACACATTTTTTATTTTGCGAAACCGTGCAAGAAACTGAATATGAAATGATTGATGATACAAATAATATAAAATAATATGGAACATTTAACACAACAATTAACAGCAAAACAGATATACGATAACTATATCAATCATCCTACAACAGAGGATACTTTCAGATTATTTTACGCGCGAAAACTTGATGATGTTGTAGAATTAAAAGCTCAACAATTTCAGTCAAAAGACGAGGATTACTGTATCTCTTTATTAGAATCAATAATGGATCAAGAAGATTTTCTTGGATGGCCGTTTGGCAATAAAGTCTCTAAATCAAAATAACATGGAACGCGATTACCTAAGACTGCTGCATGATGTTTTGCATAACGGCCAACAAAAGGATACTAGAAACGGAAAGACACGTTCGGTATTCGGAAGACAAATACGTCATAAGATGAGTGAAGGATTTCCATTACTTACTACAAAGAAAATGCCATTCCGAGTAATAGCAACCGAGCTAATGTGGTTTTTACGCGGAGATACCAACATCAAGTTTCTAGTTGATAACGGTTGTAATATCTGGACCGGTGATGCTTATAAAAATTATTCAAACAAAGTCCAACCTTGGGAACCACATTTGGATGAAAAAATGTTTGTAGATAGAATTAAAACCGATGATGAGTTTGCTAAGAAGTGGGGTGATTTAGGACCAATTTATGGAGCACAGTGGCGCAAATGGGATGGTATAGACCAAATACAAGAACTAATCACTACTCTTAAAACAAACCCAGATTCCAGACGTATGTTAGTTTCTGCGTGGAATGTAAATTATTTAGATGAAATGGTCCTTCCACCTTGTCATTATGGATTTCAAGTTTATACAAGAGAGTTGAGTTCAGAAGAAAGGTTGAGAATGTACAAAGGAGATCTTTTAGATGCCTTTGGAGAAACAAAGTCTCATGATGAATTGAGTGTTCAAGATTTAGATAAGCTTAATATTCCAAAACGGGCAATCTCTCTAATGTGGAATCAACGTTCAGTAGATACATTCTTAGGTTTACCATTCAATATTGCTTCTTATGGATTGTTACTTGAAATAATTGCTAAAGCAGTTAATATGGTTCCTGATGAATTGATTGGAAATTTAGGTGATGTGCATTTATATGAAAATCATACGGAACAGGCTCGTGAACAATTGCGAAGAGAACTAATGCCATTACCAAAATTAAACATCAACACAGAATTTTGGCCTTATGAAGGTGGTTCTTGCGGTGAAGGTCCTTTAGATGCTGTAGCAGTGTTTAATGGGTTTAGTAATGATAGCTTTTGTAAGTGCTTGTTAGAGGAAGATTTACAATTGTACAACTACGATTCACACCCAACAATTAAAGCACCTTTATCGAATTAGTTATGAAAAAATATCTCATCATAGGACTTGCTGCATTCGTTTTAGAAACAGCATCTACCATGTACATTGCAACAGTAGCAGATCGTAGTATTGCAATGATATTTTGGGCATTCATTGGACCCTTTTTAGGCCTACCATTTGTAGGATATATGGTTGAATCAAAAACATGGCCCGATCGATTCAAAATGGCATTTGCTTCTAGTATAGGATATGTATTGGGTGCAATAACAGTTTACGCAGGAAACATATGACAACAGATGATATCAAAATAGTACATCTCAAAAGCAATGCACAACGACTTGAAACATGGATTGCAATGATTAACGGTGAGATTGTAGGACATATCTACATGGAACGAGAAGATGACAGCAAAATCAAATTCCTTGATGCTTGGGTACATGAAGAACATCGACGCAAAGGAATATACAGAACACTATGGGAAACGCGTTGGAACTATGCTCAAGCTCGCTACAAAGGATACAAAGTTTATGCTTGGTGTAAACCTGCATCTTTGCCATTGTTGTTGGAAAAAGGCTTTGATACCGGAGAAACGTGCACATACGTAGAAAAAATTATAGAATGAAACCTACAAAAAAACCACATCGTTTTAAGCGAATCTATAAAGAATACAAAACAGCTACTAAACAAGAAATTTGGGAAGGTGTTAGA